AAAGATTGTCTAACTGGACGCGTTATAGTATTATTAATGGTTCTAATAACACTATCAATCTGTCTATCGATATTTGGACCAAAATATTTTTTACCTTTTAATAAAATATTAGAAACAGCTTCTCCTTTATCTGCTATTAATTTTAAATGGGATTTACTTAATTTACCGCTTGAAACAGCTTCTTGATAAAATTTAGTTATTGCAGTTATAGCATCTGTAGATCCTTCGGCTGCATCTTTCCATAGTTTAGATGCAGATCTTAATCCACCTAATGATTGAAGTGCTCCTTTGAATCCTAATTTTATACCGGAACCTACAACCGGAATTATTGCTACTAATGAAAGTGTTCCCTCTAAATATTTACCTCTCGCAAAATATATTATAGCATTAACAGCATCTATTATGTCACCATATCCAGGAATCAATCCAAGCCAATCCATTGCAGTTTGGATGGTATCAATTGTAGATGGGGCTTTTTCTTTAGATTGTTTTGCTGTAGCTAATTGTTGGTTTTGTTTGGTTTGTTGTTTTGTTCTTACCGCTGAAACTTTGATTATTTCCATTTCATTACCATCAACTGATAATTTAGGTATTCTGTCGTTTTCTGAATACTCCCATGTTGTATTAGTGTCTGAAGCTTGAATATATGCAGTTCCGTCGCTATAAAAGTGTACAATACCCGTTTCTGGATCATCAAATACAAATGTTTTCATACCAGAAAAATATCCTGGATATTCGTTTATCTTTGCAAATAATTTTTCAACTTTCGGCCAATTCGACGTTACTGTTTGTTCAATTAGATGATTGGCTTTTGCAACTTCAACTTCTTCTAATATGATATTTTTTATGATTTTGAGTTGATGCATAATATCTTTTTTATAATAAATATCACGTTTTCCAAAAGAGCTGTACTAATATTAGTGCAAATGCTAATAATAAAGATATTGCAGTTTTTGCATTAATTGATTCTTCCCGAAAAATATATGTCATTAGTGTGAATATGAATATACCAGCACAGAAAGAAATAAATCGTCCGGGCCAAAATAACCCACCGAATCCATACACAACATAACTAGTTGCTTCCATAAACAACCACGTGATAGGAACTCCTAGTAACATTAAAGCCCATCGCCATTCTTTTGCCCATGGCCAAATTAATGGACCATTAACTTGTATCCAAACTATAATTTGACCTAAAATAAATAGTAAAAATGATAATAGTATGTAACGATAATTCATACTTTATTATATAATAGTATATTGCAAAATCCAATTTAATTAGGAAAGTTGTATACTCTAGGTCTTATAGCTTCCGGAAATCTGTATTCCCATTGTAACGGAGGTGATTCTTCTCGTTCTGAGACTTTGTGGATTCTGTATTCTGCGGGGGTGTTGATAAACAGCAAATTTGCATTTTTATTATTTAAATCTACATAATAAAATGATAAATCTACCAATTTTATTATAGAATCACTGTAAGAGTAATATATCCAAGTCCCATCTACCGCAGCCCGATATATAAGATTCTCTAATAATTCCAATTTTTTTAGTTTTTCAACATAGAAGTTATAGTAAGATTTTTGTATTGAATCTAAACTGTCATTTAAATTGGAAATACGTTGAAATTGATTTTTTAACTGTAATATTTCTTGCTTTTGTTTTTCAAAAACAATATTAATATTATCTGCTTGTTTTTTTGTTAAAATAACAACTTCTTCCCCTTTAAAGACTGTCTGAAGTGGGTAGCGTGATTGTGCTGAAATCGTAAACGCCGCCGTTATCAATACTACCAGTAATAGATTTTTCATATTTAAGTTCCCGGTTGACTTGTTTTAAATTGTCTCCCATAACATTTAATTCCGATGAAACTTGTTTTACTTGATTCTGTAACTGGTTATTTGATAACTGCAATTCACTGTTTTTTGTTTCTAATGAATTGACAGTTCCCTTAAGTTGTTTATTTTGATTTGTTAATTGAGTGTTCTTTGTTTCTAATATTATATTTTCGCCAACAACTACTACATGTCCGTGACCAGCTGATGCTACTTGTAATATAATTAATGTTATAATAGATAGTGCGATTGCTAATACAATTAATTTTCGTTTCTTCACAGATCAATCCTTTTTTGTAGACAGCAATGCCATAATTATTTCTTTAAGACTTTTAGATGATTCTGTGTTTTCTTTGATTGTTGACGATGACTTTTTTAGTTCTTGTTTTATGCTAGTTCTAACTTCATCTTGCAACTCTTCCAATCTAGTGCGGTAATCATCTTCACTTTTCATGAGCTTATTAAGAAAGTGCCAACATAGGTATCCTAGGCCTAAGACCGCTAGTCCTAAGACACCATATTGAGTTAATGTTTCAAATATTCCAAATGACATAATTGTTTATTGTTTTTTGCGTGTTGTTTTAGTTTCTTTTAGTTTTTGTCGGTCTTTTTCTGCTAAATTGCGTTGGATAAAAATCCAAGCAACATATCCTAAAGCTAAAACTACTAACCCAATTGGTCCATAATCAGCTAATTGTTCAAATACTCCAAAATTAGGTGCCGAGATGGTTGAATCTGCTGCTGGTATCATTGTCGATCTCCTTTATGTGTGTCAAATTTATCTAATATTTTATTTAATATGTCTGCCTGAATGAATCCAGCCATTGATGCATTTTTTAATGCACTTAATAATTCAAAAACAATAAATGGCACCAGTATTGTTTCACTTAACCAACTAGTGCCAGGAAATCCTTTTTCCACTAGCAATAACACTGTTAAAATTACAATCCATGTTACTGTGGTTCGCAATACTTTTAGTGCTTTAAATGTTTGGAAGCCTTCTCGTTTAACGCCAGCAACTATTCCAAAAAACCCGTCGAACAATACCACAGCAATTAATGCCAAATATTGTTCGACGTGATTTAAGGTTAGATTGTAAAAATATGTACTAATAAATGTCATAGTTGTTGTTAGTACTAGTGATATTGCTAATGGTATCGATTTCATTATTTTATATCATTTGATTCAATTAATGTATATGAAAATTTATTTCCGTTCATTTCACGAGCTTTACGACAAATTGCCATAAATTCTTCAAAATCTTTGGACCGTTTAAATACCTGACATCCTTCTGACCAATTTTCGACGTATGTTGAATCCGCACCAGCTTTATGAATGTTGATACCAAATACACCTTCTTGAATTTTGTTTTCATCATATACCATATCCTTGTTTGGATCACGGAATACTTTAACCGGTTTGTTTTGACCTAATGCTTCATATTTTCCTGCATGAAGTCTCATGATATGAGAATCAATATATTGTCCTTCAACTAATCGTGCTACCCCAGCTTTATTTCCGTATTGCATAACACCTTTTGTTCCTGGATCTGTAGTTGCAGGCCAACAGTGAAATTTTTCTTCGCCGTTAACAGTATATGATAAAGTGATATGATCATCAAACAGATTGGTTACTTTTTGTCCCGGGACAACATTACGAACACCTATAATATTTAATAGATAATCTTTACCTTCAAACCATTTATATCCTTTTGCAGTAACCGCAGTTTTAACTTGATCTTTAGTGTATTTTGCCACAGCCGGTTTAGCTGCTGGCGTTACTTTTGATTCTACAACTATTCCCATTTTAGCTAATGTAGCAGGACCTACTACTCCATCTGGAGTTAATCCATTTTTAGCTTGCCATTCTTTTACAGCTTCTTCTGTTTTTGGTCCAAAATTTCCTACTTGTTCTATTCCTAAAACTGCTTGAATTTTTTTAACGACCTCGTTGTTGTCACCTCTTTTTAGTACCATACATTAACCTTGTTCTTCGTTATTATTTTGATTGTTATTATGTTTGCCTGAGAATTTTTCTAATCCAGCAATACCTAAACTTCCTAGAGTTACAATTACAAATGAGTTGTAAATGTATTCATTCAATCGCAAATCATTACCTAAAGCACCAGTAACTAAATCTACGATCATTGCAAGTGTCATCACAGCAAATGACATAAATCCAATAATCGTTTTTTCATTGTAATCATTGGAATTTTTAAAAATTTCTTTAAATTTCATAGCACACCTTTAATTTTTAAAAATTAATAACTAGTTAATTTAAAGTAACTTTTATATAAATATGTTTTAATTACATTTAATTAGATTTTTTTCATATGACTCTAATGAATATACCGATATTTTGAGATTGCCTAATTGAAAGTCGCCAATTTCTCCCGAATCTTGTAGTATTTCTGATAATTGTTGAATGTATGCAAAATCCTGATTAGTCATTCTAGTAGCATCCATTTCAACTACAACATCATTTTCACCGTGTGGGTCATTGTGCCCTATACACAGAATTCGTTTATCAAGTTCAAACGACGTTTTTGACTGTTCTTTATCTATATAATGTGATGTTATAACTCCCAGTTCATCATCTATATATATTCGATCACACCATGGCTCTAAAAGTTCTAGTAATGAGGAATTGCATTTAGTAACTACGAATGCAATATTATATTTCGGTAATACTTTAGGCATCATTAATTCGTCATGCAGAACATTTTGTCCCCATTTTCTCCACCATTCTCGAAACTTAATAGCGCGCAATGTTTTATATTCTTCTGAATCTTTTGGTTTATACCAAATAGTGCCATCGGGTAATGGTATCTCAGCTTCAATTTCAATACCATCTTTAAAACGACTGCCTCTGCACGTCATATGATATACAAACGAATCGCGAGACTGAATTAATTCATATCCAGATAAATGCATTCTATTAAAAATATCTGAATCTTCTAATTCCATCGGAGCAAATAATGGATCATGGCCACCAATAGATTGAAAGTCTGATTTATACATCATCCATGGGGCAAAGATTCCGTTTGTGTGCTTATCTGCATTTTCTTGTTCTAGAATATCCACTTCTTTTAAAAATGCATCACGTTCGAACTCTGCAGGCTCAAATCCAAATGATCTTACATGTTTCTCCGGACCTGGCGGATGCAATGGCGGTTCAATACGTGTTGCTGCAACTACTACACCAGGTTTCATATGTTTCAATGAATTTGGTACATGATTCTTTGTTGTAATCATATCAGCGTGAAGTATGCTAAAGATTTCCGTTCTAGATAATTCTACACCCCTATCATATAATATTGTATGTCCTACTCGTTCCGGACCAACGTTTCTATACTTAACGAAATGTTCGCCGTCTAACGATTGAATCCAATCCCACGTACCATCTGTCGATGCATCATCTAACAAAACAATATCATGTGCAACACCGTAACACTCTGTAATTGATGCAACTGCTTGTTGCAAATACTTTAAATTATTCCTAGATGGAATTATAAAACTAATTCTCATTGTTTCCTTAATATATTATAAACTTGTTGTATGCCAGTTTCGATGCCGATATAATCAATAATCGGAATACTAGTATTTTCAATAATTGGAGTATTAAATGTACCAGTATATGGATTTGCAATACTAGATGATTCTATAATGATTTCAACTTTATGTGAATCTAATTCATTGATCATTGTTGCAATATCTGATAACATGTATTTTTTTCGATAGCAACAATCTAAACTATGAGGCGGTGGTTCCCATGTCCGATCTCGTTTCAAATAAAATTTAATAACTGATACTAAATCTTTCATGTAGAAAAAATCCATATATTTATCTTGATGAATGATTATAGGTTGTTTATCAATATAACGTTTGATATTAGATTTAATAAATCTAGATTCTAATTCATTTTCATCAAAAACACCGAATATTCTTATGTTATAAAAATATGATATATTATCAATTAGTTTTGATATTATATGTTTACTTAATCCATATGGCGATGCTGGCATTCCATCTTCTGCACCAGATCCGAAACTTATAAGTTGATTGAATTTATGTTTGTTATTCCATAAATTATAAAACATACTTAAGTTTTCATGTGTAATATTAAATTCATCTACATGTAATCTACTACCACCTTTAATTGCTGTATGTATTACTAAATCAAAATGTTTATCTTTAAAATATAAATCAGTTGCACTTCTATCTGTTAAATCAAAATCATCGCGAGTGATAACAGTTATATCATGATCTGTATATAATGCTGAATACAAACTTTTAGCAATATAACCATTTCCGCCAGTAATTAATATTTTCATTATTTTTCTTTAGAATAATCGCCGAACTCAACTAATATAGTACTTTTTCCATCTGTACGATTTAATGCTAATTCATATGCAGGAACGATATCTTCTGGTTCATGTAATTCGATAATGTCAATTGTTTTACACATCATTCTGAATGCATCTGCAAAATTACCTTTATGTTGATCTTGCGGATCTACAGGACGTTCGCTACCTACTGCAACTCTAATAATTGCTTTTGGAGTACATCGACCATCTGATAACAACATAAATTTATCTAGATGATTGATTATTTGATCTGTTCCCATTAATAAAAAATTCCATCTCGGCATAATAGAAACTGGAATCATTCCTTGTATAGCCATACCGTTAACGACGCCGCTTTGCAAATATTCTGCTACAGGGAATTCTATTTTCTTTTCATCAGGAATATGTGTTAATGTATCATACAAACCAGTACCAGCATATTTAACAGCTTGTCCGATAAATATAGTTTTATCATGTTTAGCTAATAAGGACATTGCCTTTTTTAATTCTTCAAAATATTTCATAACATTAAAATTGAACTCGTTCGCCTGCTCCCGCGTGTGGATATTTAGTATTCTTATATTGGTAATATATCAAATTTGGTTGACGATAAATGCCATTAGCTGACATAATTGAATTCCAATTATTTACATCATCAATAAAGTATGGACATTCTCGATTCCATATTTCATTTGTAGGCGTTAATACCGATAGATCATTTGACTCTACAACGAATGTTATTGGTAAATTGTGATTCCTAGAAAATTTATATGCTTCATGGAAATGACCCGTTTCTGCTGACATATCTCCTACCCAACACCATACATGATTTAATTTGCCTTGCAATTTATTTGCATACGCAATACCTGTTGCAATTGATGGAATTCCTCCTACAATTGAACTACAAATAAATTTATACTTTGGCAAATTCATTACCATTGATTTACCTTTAATAATTTCTGATGTTAATAAATCTTGCGGAATACCTTTTAATAAAGCCTGATAGTGATTACGCCATGTGCAACAAACCCAATCATTTTCTCGATCAACGTTTTGAAATACTTCTGTAATTTTTGTTTCATTGCCCGAATATAAATGTATGGGAGCTTTAATTTTCTTTTGATTGAATAGTTTGCCTATATGCGTTTCGTATGCAATCATTTCCTCAGTTGTTACCATATGAACTTTTCTTTGTAATAGTTAACAATTTGTTTTAATTCTGTATCAAATTCTTTTTCAGGTTGCCATCCTAGATTTCTTAATTTCATATCATCTAATGCATAACGAACATCTTGTCCTTGTCGATTATATGATAGATCTATATGATCTTCATAATTTGCATCTGGATAATATAATTTAATAACTTTTTGTATAGTATCCAAATTACTTTGTTCGAATCCGCCGCATATGTTATAGATTTCATTTTCAACCCCAGCTTCGATAATTGCAATAACTGCATTAGCGGTATCTTGTGCATGTAGCCATGTTCTTACAGGAGTACCATTATTATGTAATGGAATTAATTTACCTAATTTTAAATGTTTACAAGCCTTAGGTATTAATTTTTCAACATACTGACCAACGCCGTAATTATTAGTAGGTCTTACAATAACATATGGTAAATCATAAGTTCTACCCCACGCAGTGATTAACATATCTGCTGCAGCTTTTGTTGCTGAATATGGATTTGATGGTTTTAATAAATCTGTTTCTATATGTGCTCCAGATTCAATATCACCATATACTTCATCGGTACTAAAATGTAATAGGATTGGTTTTTTTGTATGCTCACCTCTATGATTATTTATCAATTCTAATAAATTATGTACACCATTTATATTAGAATGAACAAATTCATCACTATTAGCAATCGAATTACCAACGTGTGTTTCTGCTGCGGTATTAATTATATAATCACAATCATATAAAAATTTCAAATCATTCAAATCGCAATGAACGAATGAAAAATTCGAATATGATTTAAATTCATCTAATAAAGTTTTATTAGCAGCATAAGTCATCTTATCAACGCCTTTTACATACCAACCTTTTTCTAAACATGTACGTGTTACATATGATCCTATAAATCCTAAACACCCCGTTACGTATACTACTTTTGTCATATCTATAAACTTTCTAATGAAATCCAATCTTTTGGAAAATAATTGTTATTAATAAATTGTGCTTCTGGATCTGAAGGTCCTATGTAATTTTTTGGGCATACTACAATTTTATCAACATTTTGATTTAAATACGCACCCCACCATGAAAATGTACTATTTGCTATAATGTTATGATCACACATTGTCATCATACACATATCTACGTAGTTAGAATTATGTTCACTGTAAAATACATGTTCACCTACAATATATTCTTTACACCATTCAATATCATCAGAAAATACCAAAAGTTTAAAATAAGGAAATTTTTCTAAGAAAATCGATATTGCTTCGCTATAATAATCTAATGTTAAATTTAAAGAAGATACTTGTAAATAATCTCCTCTTCGAACATGTAATGAAACAATTGGATATTGTTCATTATCTTTAATGATATCTAAATTAGATTTTGCTTGTTTGACAATATCTGATTTAAACTTAAAAATATCCAATAAATCGGATCTATATTCATGCCAATAATGATATAGATGAAACCAACCTCGTATATCCCAATTTTGTTTTGGATCTAACGTAAATACTTCAGAATCTAATACAATATCTTTAACTGTATATACGCCGTTAACTGGATCTTGTGTACTATAGAAATGTAGTTGGTGATTTAAATCAAATGCATCGAATAATTTGACTCCGCGGAATTGATGAACATATTCTTCAAACAAACGTATTTCGCAATTTAACTTTTGGGATACTGCATACAATCCTGCATACTGTCCCATCTGCGAACCAAATTGTGGACCTATAGATAAATTAGTCTTTGTTATGTAACTCATTTAAATAACTCTTTTATAATAAATATTATGAATTATTTTTTAGAACCATAATGATCAACTAACTTTTGTACAATATCATTAATTGAATATTTGCATTGATATCCGAAATTTGTTAGTTTCGTAGTATCTAAATATGAATTTTTAACTTGAACTACATTGTGAAAATGCGTAGGTTCAATTTCTATGATATTTGAGTTTGAATTAGCAAGTTTGATGGCTTTTTTGATAATATTCAAAAACAAGTATGGTTTTCCACTTCCTATATTGATAATTTCATTTACTGGTGCTTTCATTATACAATGTTTCATTGCACTTGCAACATCGTCAACGTATACGTAATCGCGAAGTACATTTCCGCCATAGTATAAATGTACATCTCGATCTTCAACAATTTCTTTAATCAAAAACTGTAATGCATTTTTCTTTTTAGAAATTTTAGAATCGCCTTCGCCTAATACATTAGCTAATCGAAAGATACGATATTTGATGCCATATGTATTACAAAAACTAATAATTAACTGTTCCGCACATCTTTTTGTTATAGAATAGAACCCAGTTGGATTACAAGCTAAATCATCTTCGCGAAATGGTGTCTTATCATTTTGACCATATACGAACCACGAACTAACAAAATTAAACGTTGCATTAGGACGCGTTTTAAGGTGTTCTAACACATTTAACAGTACTGTTAAGTTTGTGTCTACATCGATATGTAAATCCGTATGTATGTTGTAATTATCTATTGTACTAATGAAATACAATATGTTATCTGTTTGTGCTTTATAATCATCTCGATCATTAACTACTATTTGATCATTAAACATTTCACAAAAGCGACTACCAATAAATCCATGGCCGCCAAATACATTAATTTTTTCCATATTATATTTCATTTAATAAATTTATCATTGATTGAGTTGATGGATGACGTTTACCGTGAAACCCAAATGTTTGTGTTAAATCAAAAGGACATTCTGATATTACAGATTCTAAAGAAAATTTCATTGCGACATGTACCGGAGCAAATGTAAATCCTTGTTTTCGTAAATACTTATTATGAGTTACTCCTATTGTCCAATCATCATGGCCTGGTTCTGCCTTGATAGTTTTGCAAAAATCTATTAATTTTTTACTTCTAATACAAAAACCACCGTTGCCAACCCGTCCATCTGTTTGTTCAATAGGTCCAGCCCATGGAGCTCCAATATAATCATAGTTTAAAAATTCATCTGACCATAAATGGGGATTAGTAACAAATCCATCATCATGGATCATCATAGTAAAATCGCCATCGACATATTCACTTAAATTGTTCATTACAAAATCGCTATAATGTTCTCGTCCATGGAATTCTGGAATTTGTATGAATTCGATATCATCAGGCAAGTTACTAGGAATCCTATTAGATAATATCTTTTTGTTTTTGAAATTAATTTCTTTAGAACTATATTGCAATGCACGTACAGACATTTCTGGCGCATGGGTGTTTATTGACAATAATGTTACATTCGATAGATCAATCATAATTCTCTAATAGTTTAATTTTATTTAATGCTTGTTCGTGTAGCTTTCCATGGAATCCGAATGTATTTTTTAAATCATATTCGCATTCTGGTACTGCGTGTTCTAATGAAAACTTTGCTGCTACTTCTATTGGTGCATATCTACATCCGTGATATGTAAAATAATCAAAATATGTATTTGTTACTAAAACATCATTATGAGCATTGGTATTTGGTAATGTTTGTTCAATATTCATAAACTTTTTACTTTTCAATACAAACCCGCCATTTCCTACTCGATTTTTACTACACCAATCTAATGCCGGCCATGGAGCTCCAATATAATCATATTTTAAGAATTCTGTTTGCCATTTGTCTGCATTAATAACAAAACCATCTGCGTGTATTGATAACATGAATTCGTTGTCAATATATTTTGGCAATTCATTTAAATGAAACCAATTCATTGTTTGATGTGTTTGTTTTGGTATTTCTATGAATTCAATATTATCTGTTATATTGTTTGGTTTATAATGTGCAAATAATTTAATTGAACCAAATTCGATATCTTTGGAACTATATAATAATGCACGTACCGAATTTTCTGGATCGACGCAATTAACTGATATTAAATCTATATTATGTAATTTAATCATAACGTATTAAATAATTTTGTTAAGTAATGCATTTCTATTTGATGTTGATTTTTTGTACAACCATATGCCATATGTATTCCATAACAATTTCGAACATATATTGGAGATTTTCCTAACTCATTTGCAAACAATGTTAATTGTCCTTCATCCCAATGATCAAAAAATAATTTTTGTGCATCTAAATAAAATTTTGTTTTTGCAATGAATATATTATTACAAAAATATGGTGTTATATATTGATCTAAATAATATTCATGTTTATCTAATATTAAATTTTTATTTTGAATTGCATGATTTGCAATAAACATATTATAATCATAAGAAAATCTGCCTGGGTGTACTCCTTTAACTATTGAATAAAACCAAGGAACATTTCTATTAAGTGTAGGATTCGATGATTGTATAACTTCCCAATATTGATCGCCATTCCAAGAATCTAATTTACTAATATAATTATATACTAATTCATAATTACATCCAAATATATTAGGATCTATATTATCTCTAATAAACATTTCATTAACTAATTTCGTTTCTGATTCAGTTAAAAAATCTTTAATAAATAATTCAATAGATGGCATTCCGTTTGATAATGTCGGGGCTAATACTGATATGTTTGGATTATTTAATATATTAACGTTTTCAATCATATAGTCCCAGATATATCTGTTTATAAATACATCATCATCCCATTTACAAATATATTCAGTTTGTGTTTGTTGAGCGATTGCCATTTTATGTACATAATCATCAGAATCTAGTAATGCTAAAGAAACTTCAATACCCGATTCTAATACCGGCGTTAGTATTTTATTAAATGTTGTTTCATTTAACACATTACAACATACAATTAAATGTATTTTATCTCTATTTTGTATTTTGATATTAGCTAATTCATTTAGAGCGGCCCTTACTAATGGGATTCTATATTGATTTGTTGAACTATTGAATAAATGTATTTGTATCATAATAACTTATATGGTATTTCTAAATTTAATGCTCGCGCGAAATAGTTTACATTGGAATTGGTGCAACATAATAACATATTAGTTTTAGCTAATAAGTATGCTTCGATAATTACATCTTCTCCAACATAATATTTACTACATTGCATTGAGTTATGATAATGTAATGGTGAATCTGAAGTACTTCTAAATGTAACATCATATTCTATAACTTTATCGCCGAATGCTTGTTTTATATAATCAACACGATATTGTTCATCAGATGCAATAAACAGATAATCATAATCATCGATATACATTGAAATTTTGTCAACATAATATTGCATATCTTGTTTATCTGGATGATCTGTTCCTCTACAATGTATCCCTAATATACGTTTATTTTCAAAATTTGATTTATAAAAATCATCTATCTTTTGTTGAACGTGTGGTAACAATTCAACATGTTTTTGAATTATGTTGTGATATTCAATTCTACGTTGGGCATAAACTTCCGGTGTTAAATAGATATCTCGGAACTCACTCCATTCATCATGTAATAATCCAACTTCAGAACTTATGCTTGTTGGCATTGTATTGATATGAGGTTGTTTAAAATAATAATCCCAAACATTATCAATACCTTGTTGTTTATACATTTCTTCATCAAAATAACATGATTCTTTTCCAAACCAAATATAATATTCGTCATCGGGATAATGATACATTGCTCTAATAGTTTGCCATATAAATGCAAACATTCCTGAGTTGTGTTGTGTGGGGTGTAATAATCTATACATGTTTATTTAATATAATAAATTTTTCTTTAAAATCAAATTAAATCCTTAAGGAATTTATCAAACAATTGATCATTGTTATAAGCATATTGTTTTGCTAATTCGAAATTGCGTTGGATTGCGTCTTTTCGAGATTCATAATCAGAATCTGTTAAATTAGTAATGATATCAGTTAATTCATCAATTGTATTAAATGTAATAATACCATCCATATCAAAAAATTCTGCAATATTATCACATCCGTTGTAAATTGGAATAGTACCAGTTAGAAAACAATCTAATATTTTTTCTGTAAAATAATTATCATATTTACCATTCTCAATAGTTATCGAGAATCTATAATCTTGTAATCCTTCAATCTTACCTACAATATCATTAATTCCTTGACCAAAATAATCAACATTAACTTGTTTAGACATTAATGTTTGTGCACAATTGATTCTAAATTGATGACCTTTAGTCATTACTTTATTTGATGTAATAAATGATATTAATTTTGTTTTATCATAAATTTTATATAAAGATTCATCTTGTAATAAAGGATATTCTTGTGAATGAACATTTTTATTTAAAACTGATTCATATCCACCATTTCTAAACACAGCATTGGGTAATTTCAATAATTCTGAATCAAATGTTAAAATTCTATCAAATTTATCGGCATTTTGTTTAACTGCGTCATATACTTGATTTTGTTGTAATAAATGCGGAGCTTCATGTATATCGGCAATAATTTTACCTCTGTTAATAGTTATCTCACCATTAATGAATTTAATAATATCCATATCTTGAATCAATGTTATATCAAACTCGCCATCGGATAATCCATATGTATATGAAAACGTTTTAGGTATACTATTTCGTTCTCGGAAATCGCCAATTACATTTACTTGCGGCAATGTTTCTCCACTTAAACCTTCTTTGTAATGTTTTTTATTGCGAATCTCAAATTCATATTTACTATTATCAACACTTTCGCGTTCATGTGTTCGTACTTGATTAGATTTACTATGATTATATACACACGCATAAAAATCAATCAATCCAATTTTTTCTGGAGTACACATTTCTAAACATGGATATTGCATTGCTAAATCAGCTGCGTGCCAATATAATTTATTATCTAATTTAGAAACAAAATCATTCATATTGATTGCCTTGTATAAAAAGGATCGATATGTACGTAAATGACTTGCTCGCCAATAATCTTGTCGATATAATTTATGTTGATGTATGAAATCTGGAAATGGTGTTGATTGCGGATATGGTAATGTTGGTTCTTCATCAAACCCATTCCATGCAATAAAGCCACCGTATGTCATCCAACAATCATGCTCATTATAATATTGATTAAATTTTTCTAAGACTGTTTCATCATATAACCAATCATCACCATCTAGATGAATCATGATACTATCATCGTCAGCTAAAAATTCTTCCAATTCATGAGAATAATTATACATTGCACCTTTATTCTCAGATCTATTGATAAGTTTAAATTTAGGATTATCTCCTACTAGTTCAGTAACTCGTTCAAATGTCGTATCGGTAGATGCATCACAAAGATATAAAACTTCATAATTAGTATATGTTTGATTTAATATGCTAGCAATATTAAATTCAACCCATTCTTCATTATTGTATGAAGGTGTTACGATCCTAAATTTATTTTGTTTCATTATTTTTGATTTTTTTGCAATGTAAACGCCCAAATTAGATTTGGAGAATATGGATTATTTGTTGATGCATATTGCATTGTTGTTGCGTCAATTGATGTTTCAAACCAATCATTAAAATTTTCAGAAAAATAAAATGTATTTTCAATGTTACATTTATTTCTAGTTGCCAATTGTTCAATCAATTGTATTCTATCACAATCATATCTTCGAAGAAATGGCATCTTATTACCAGGATTAATATCACCAGACATTATTGGTTGTCCAGCTGGAACTGTAATAATTATTTTTGCATCTTCTGAATCATCCAATAACGTTATCATTTTTTCTATTGCACGTAAATCATGATTCCATCGAATAAAATCATCGCCGGCGTACTCACCAGAAAATCCTGAAAATTCTGCAAAATTCATTCCGAAATGTTCTAATACATTAATACATATAATATATTTGTATTTTGTTTCTTCATCAGCTTCGATAAAATCTTGTTGTATAAATGAAACTCTGTTATCAGTATCGATAATATATTCTAATGTACTTTTAGCACCCATAGGCATAATATCAGTACATAAACATGAATCAAATGGTCTTTTTAAAACTGCTTGAAGAATTCCTTCAGTTGCAATACGTTCTCCAACAATTAAAATTTTATCAGATTCAACTTGTTTTTCTAGTTCGCGTTCTAGATATGGTATTTCGACTAATTTAGTACCTTTTATTTCAAATTTATTCATATATTTCCTTTTTTAATAGTTTCTTTAAAGATATCATACATTTTTAATTTCCACAATTCTAAATCATAATATTTTGTATAATTTTCTTTTGCTACTTTACTACAATGCATAAAAAATTCAGAGTCTGTGTTAAGTTTATAAGCTAATTGCCTAGCCATATCAATATCTTCAACATCAACTGATAATTCTGGATGACATAATTTTTGTGTATCTAATTTTTTATTTCCTATACATGGAATTCCAAAATAAGCACAATTTAAACTAAATGTACCTGCTGCTACGGTTGGCATTAAATGTATTGCATATTTGAATGTAGACAATTGTTTCATCCATTCTACCCACATTAATCTAGGTAAATGATTTAATCCTTCGATATGTTCTTCATTTGTTCGTTTAGAATGAGAATCTTGAGTCCATTTTTCTCCATCAAATTCATTTGCAACGATAAAGCTCTGAAAGCCGCCGTACCATCTAGAAAAATTACCTCCAATGATAACATTGTCTGTTTTATAATTTATGAAGTTTTGCAAATGGTGTTCAATCATTAATGTTGGCATAACTTCGACTGTCTTATTTGGAAATAAACCTTTATACCATAAAACATCACTTTCATTGTGTGCCAATAATAAATCAAAATCATTTAACTTATTATAATAATTAAATTGTACATTTAAGTCATATTCATTGAATAACCAAATCGGGCCTTCTTGCATATGACAAATAATTTTATTATTAGATTTTAATACATTGACTAAATCAGTTTCTAAAATAGATCCTAATACATCATGTTTTCTAGCTGATATTTCTACGCCATGGGTATCTACCATAACATTGCCCTGCGGGAACAATATAATGACAATGTCATACCCAATAATTGAATTATAATTTTGTATATTATAATGATCTGCATCTAATGCATGCATCCAAGCAAATTCCGTACGCATATTAGTGTGATCTGCAGGAATCTTTCCTTCAAATCCCATCTCTGTTAAAAATGCTATTTTCATTTATAAAACTCCATCCAATATGCAATCATTTCATCAAGCATTGATTCAAATGTATAATCAGGTTCCCAACCGGTTGCTGTTTTTAATTTAGTACAATCTCCTTTGAGATCATGTAATTCTTCAGGTCTTAAAAATTTTGAATCAGCTTTTACATATTCTCTCCAATTCAAATCCAATTTAGAAAAAACATATTCGCATAAATATTGCACCGAATGTGATATACCCGTTGAACAAACAAAATCATTTGGTTCATCTAATTGTAATATCATCCACATTGCACGTACATAATCTTTTGCGTGACCCCAATCTCTCGTAGCACTTAAATTACCTAACCGCAATTGATCGGATAAACCTAATTTAATTTTTACGGCTTCTTTTACTACTTTATTTGTTACGAAATTTGTTCCGCGTCTAGGCGATTCGTGATTGAATAAAATGCCGTTAGATACGAACATTTTATATGAATTACGGTAGTTTCTACTTATGTTGTATGCAAATACCTTAGCACATCCATAGGGAGATACTGGATTCATTGCCGTAGTTTCTCTTTGATATCCATCTGTGTCGATTGTATTCCCAAACATTTCCGATGATGATGCTTGATAAACTTTACAATCTGGTTTTGATAGTTTAACTGCTTCTAAAAGATTTAATGCACCCAACCCAGTTACGTTAGCTGTATATAAAGGTTGATCGAAACTAATTCTTACGTGGGATTGTGCTGCTAAATTATAAATTTCGTCTGGTTGTATTTCTTGAATAACTCGTATCAATGATGATAAGTCTGACATATCAGCATAATGCAATTTTAATCTAGAATATACTTTATCTAATCGCGCTGTCTGATTTTCTGATACAGAATTTCTTTTTAGAATCCCGTGGACCTCATATCCTTTTTCTAATAAAAATTCAGATAAATACGAACCATCTTGTCCGTTGATACCTGTAATAAGTGCTATTTTATTTCCTTGCTGTGTCATAATTTTCTTTAAACCAATGTACTGTTTCTCTTATACCTTCTTCAATTGAAGTAAATTCAAACTTCGGAAGATATGATTTTAATTTGCTGTTATCCGATGGTTTTCTAAATTGTCCATCAGGTTTAGTTGTATCAAATATAACTTTTCCTTTAAATTCAAATTCTTTTACTAATAAATCTACCAAATCCATAATACTAATTTCATTCGAAGTACTAAATATGATTGGTTCCGATTCATCATAATTATGTAATGCCCATTCTGCTAACTTTGCTACATCTTTAGAAAAGATAAATTCTCGTAATGGCTTTCCGGTGCCCCAAACAATGAAATCTTCATTACGTTGTTGAGCTAAGTATAATTTATGCATTAACATAGGAATTACGTGTCCATGCTCTAATGAAAAATTATCATTAGGACCATATATATTGCATGGTATTACTGATGTATACTTTACTCCATATTGTTCTCGGTATGCTCTAATTTGAATATCAGCCATTCTTTTTGCATATGCATACGGATAATTTGAAAAATGAGGCTCACCCAAATGTATTTTTTTCTCTGTTAGCGGATATTCAATATTATCTGGAAATATACATGTAGATAAAAATGAAACTAAATTCGTAACTCCATGTTTTCTAGCAGATTCGATAACATTTGTATTAATCAAAATATTGTCATGAAAATACTCACCCTTGTAATTCATATTTCCGCCTAATCCACCAACTTTTGCTGCACAATGTATTACGTGTGTTGGTTGATATTTAGAAAACATTGCATCACATGTATTAGAATCAGTTAAATTATAATTTCGCCCGACTTTTACATCTGCATATATTGCAGATCCAACTAAACCAGTACCACCGGTAACTAATCTTTTCATTTTAACTCACTAAAAAATTTATCTACAATTGTACCAATGTATTCAATTTGTTGCTCTGTAATTACGGGACTACAACCTAAAAAGAATGTGTCAGTCGTTACTTTTCGTGCTACCGGAAAATCTTTGATTACTTGTTCAGAATCCATGATTCCTTGGTATGCTGGTTGCAACATAATGTTACCTGCAAAATATGGACGTGTTTGAATTTTATTTGATTCTAAAAATTGGCAAAAATCTGCTCTACTAAATCCAGCTCCATCTTTTACTGTCAATGCAACTGCAAACCAATCTGGATCTGCACCATCAGTTGCTTTAGGTAAAATAAAATATTCACTGTATTTTTCAAAGATAGAAGTAATTAATTTATGATTCTTTCTTCGAATTTGGCCTATTTCTTCTAATTTTTGCATTTGCACAAATGCCATGGCAGCTTGCATTTCAATTGGCTTTAAATTATAACCAATTTCTTCATAAACATATTTGTGATCAAATACATCATCCGGTAATGCTGGTAACCAATTATTGAATCTTTGATTACACATACCACATTCAAGTTGGTTTTGTTTACCTACACAATAACATCCACGACCCCAGTCTCTAAAACTTCTTAGGATGCGTTCTGTTTCCATATCATTACACGCTACAAATCCACCTTCACCCATTGTGATATGATGTGCTGGGTAAAATGAACAACTTGCCATTTTACCATATGAACCTAGCATTTGCCCTTTATATGAAGACCCTAATGCATCGCAACAATCTTCTAAGAAAATTAAATTGTATTTTTCAACTAATTCCATTAAACGATCCATGTTCGGCGGATTACCTAATACGTGAGCAAAGGTAATTACTTTAATTTCTGGATCTTCTTTTAATTTCTGTTCTACCTGGTCTAAATCCAAATTTAATGAATCTAATTCAATATCAACGAATACAGGAGTGAATCCTAATTGTAATATCGGATTAATTGTTGTAGGAAATCCAGCTATCGGAGTCAATACTTTAGTGCCTTTAGGCAAATTCATACCCCGTTTCGATGTTAATGCTGCTAACATCAATAAATTGGCGCTAGAACCACTATTAGTTAAAATACCTAATTTTTTACCTAATCTTTTAGGAAATCTAGATTCAAATCGAATGCCTTCTTGATTTAATACTAACCAACCTCCTAGCAAAGTTTTTACTGCGGCTACATATTCTTTTTCATCAAAATAATTACCTGCATATTGTACTAAATCTTTTCCTGGAATCCATTCTTTCTTAGAATCCTTTTCTTTAATATATTGTTCTACTAGATTTAAAATTTCATCCATGTTATTTTTTATTTAAATTTATAAATTCCCTAATAGCCTTACCTAACTCAGCATCATTAGGATATTGTTTAACAAATGTTTCTATAACTTCCATTCTCAAAGTTTCATGTTTTTCTTTTAAGAATTCATATTCTAAGTCGGTATAAGTTTCATTACTCATAATGTTTCATAATAACTATTTTGTTTTATTTGACGATCGATTGTTTTAGGATGATACAAAGCCCATTCTTCTTCCATTGGTAGATAAGCGAATTGTTTATGCCCATCTAAACGCTCATGAACTTTATTCATCCATTTTATATCGGATACATTTCTATAGATCCTAGTTTGAAAATCAGGCCAATTGACCCAACTTTTCTCATCTACCCTCCATCCCCATTTTTGAATATGTTCAGATGTTAACCCGGCTACTGTATTTACTCTTGGTACAATATATAAATCAACAGCTGAATTATGTTCTAATATGGAGGGTAAGTTGATGATTAGATTTTCATTAGGAATTTCATCAGAATCTATTTGAAAGATATAATCGCCTGTACATTGTTGAGTTAAATGGTTTTTAAATGCTGCAAAATCATTGTTTAATGGGTTAAATATAACTCGGCAATGCCCTTGCTCATTATGCTTCATAATATACTGCCAAACTAATTTTTTAGCTTCTGGCATACTATTAAGATCGGCTACAGACAAATCCATTTGAATAACAATTTCGTCTTGAGGTCGTTTATGTTCTAACAAAAAAGTTAATAATCGTTGAATTTCGATGAATTCATTACAAACCGTAATTGCGTATGATATCTTCATAACATATTATAAGAAATTATTTATTATTCACCAACCTTTTGTAATTTTGGCAATTCTAATTTTTTAAGTTTTGGCAATTGCAATTGTACGGGTTTTGGTAATCTGTCTACAAGTACATCGACTTTACTTAAAACACTTTCATATGTTGTTTTTACTGCAGTTTTAGAGAATGTTGAATTAACAAAATAACGTTGTCGTTTAGCTAAATCGCACCATTTTTTATAATTCTTTTCAACTTCTTTTATTAATTTTTCTGCATATGCATAATCAGGAGAAAACCATTTTGCTTCACCAATTAGAAAATCATTTTGAGCTGAAGGATGTATTGGAGTTAAACCGCCTGGTATTTCACAAATAAAATCTTTTTTAAGAAAATCGGCTTGACCTGAATAATGTGGTGCAATTATAGGTTTTCCTGTAGTAGAAAATTCTAACAATGGTCGACCAAATCCTTCTGCTTTTGTGAATGATATCATTGCTTTTACTTTTGGATGATTATACAATGCATTCATTTCATCATCAGTTAATTCACCATGTAACAGATATACATTAGGCAACTTTGCAGTACCGAATATATCTCGAATCTGGTTGATTTTATTTTCAATTTCTAGTCGATCCATGGTTGAGTACGTAGCTCCACTCGTTTTTAATATAAGAGCGGGCGCCGATTTTGTATTTTTATATGTGTCGAAGAAACAATGAATCAATCCACTTAAATTTTTACGATCTTGGCCTATTGCACCAGTCAACCAATGCCCTACTGCTAAAAATGCAAATGATTCTGAAATTTCATCTAATTGCGGCAACATGTTTTTTGCATTAGTTGCTGATAACGATTTTGTTGAATATACCGTTTCATCAAAATATTCAGGAATTACTTCAATTGGTGTAGTAAGTAATTTACCTTTCGTTCTTGCTGTATTTTCAAATACGTTTTTGGTAAATTCAGATGGAACTATTACCAATTGCATCGAATTAAGATTGTCAATCCATGATTCTGGACAAACATCTCCTTCAGTACCTGCAGTTATTCCGATATTAAGTTTTCCTACTGCCTGGAATTCATTTGGAACAGTTATTTGAATCCAAACATCCGGTTGTTCTGTTAATGGCAACGGAACAATTCTTAGTTGAAGATCTGTTGATATTGGATATGTCATTGGTGTATGACCCCATGGCAATGAAACTAATTTAATGTCCCATTCATTTCCTCGTTGTTCTATAAAATTTGTTATGATTTCACGAGCGTGATGACCATAACCTGATTGTGTCGCTACTGGCGATGCTATAACTACTTTTCTCATTATTCTACTATTCCCATTTGTTCGTATTTTACTGCATTTACTTTGTTTAGAGTATATAAAGGTCTTGGTTGTTTATCAGCTGTAAATAAATAGCCGAACATCTCAATCATTTTATTACCCATTGATTCCGCAGTTAATCCGTTATCAAAACAAAAACTACGTCCCATCATACCACATACCATTCGTTCCGCCTCATCCATCTCATACCAATACATAATAGCATCAGCAACATCTTCGAAATTTACTCGATCATCAAAAATATACGGTGTTTGCGGAGATCCTTGCAATGAACGATTACTAGGAAATACTGGTTTCACCCATTCTCCGTGATTCTTGTATTGCCCGGTATGATTTGTTGAAAATTTACCATTGAATCGAACCCATTCACCATTTTCATCCGTAAATCCACATTGATCTTGCAATCCGCCAGTAACATTATTAATAATTGGCGTGCCTGATAGCATTGCTTCGGTTGAACTAAGACCCCATCCTTCATTGGAACCTATATTCACTACAACATCAGCTACATTATACATTGCATTTAATTCTTTTGCTGACATTTTTTGTTCTGAAAAGATTATTTTACAATTTGGGGCTAATGATTTTGCTACAGTTCTAAGATCTGTTCCATTGTCGTCAATTGCTTGTGTATGCATTAATAGAGCTACACGAGACTGATCTTCTTTCGGTAACTTATCAACAAAATGTTTAAATGATAGAATTAAATCGCCAGGCTGTTTACGTCTAATATTGCGATTATTCCACATTACTACAAAATCAACATTATTATTAGTTTTAATTCTAGAATGCATTTGGTTGTATTCTTCAGAATCTTTAGAAATTGGTATAAACGTGTTATGATTTAATCCGTGAGGCACAAAACCGGTGATTACTTCATTCCATTTAATATCTGCGGGTACTGAATCTCCATCATCGTAATCTACCACCCCAAATCCGTTCTGTTTAAGAACTTCTCTATGAATATTATCCGATTGCTTACTAATTCCCATAATCATATCACATGACCCGTAATATGGGGCGTTCCACATAGGATACGGTAAATCATCCCATATGGAATAATATGTAATTGGAATACGAAATGTTGTTTTAATTTCATGTTCTAATGCATATAACCAAGTCCAATAACGCGGGTCTGTAAAATGAAGAATTGCATCGGGTTGTTCTTGATTTAAGATTGCAAATAGAATATTACGATCACCATATCCATTATATGGAATTAGTTTAACGGATGCATCTGCTATACCAGTTTCGTGTGCAATTTCTGCAGACATATCAAATGCTTTTCCGGCGTCTGGGTGATTAATTGCACCTCCAATTTGAATCCAATCAAATTCTTTAACTGTGTTGAAAATAATTTCTTTACTGATTGTTCCAATTCCAGATGGCAAACGAAAATCATCTGCTAACAATAAAATTTTCTTTTTTGCTGGTTTGTTCGGATCGATTTTTTTTAATTTTGGTAACTCCATTTATTCCTTTTATATAACTTTATTATAAATATCAGCCTAGTATAACTACTGGCTTTTTTAACTTGTTAACATTGGTATATGCTGTTTTTAAAACAGGATCTAATTGTGTTTCATTTGTCATTATGAGCATGTAATCACAATGTTCTGCAATTAGTTTCATGCGGTGATGTAATTGTGAAAAATGATATTTTTTACCATAATATGATTCTGGC